ATTTGATCGCTGTTCGATTGCCAACGCACGATCTGATCGAGCGCATTCTGCCGCTGCGTCAGCACTTGCGAATTGCTGTAAAAGAGGAAGGCGACCAGGGCAAAATTCATTACCACCAAGGCCAAGCTTAGTGGCTGCATCTCCATAATCTTGAAAAAGCCGCCAACCTGCTTGGACACCTCTTCGTGGATGGCGGGGTTCATGGCTTATTATACGCCAGCCTCGGCCGAATTCTCCGACAGATAATCCTGCACCGCCTGAAACATCTCGTCCGCTTCCGGTCGTAGCTCAACCTCGCGGCGATTGATCGGCCCCCAATGTTGCCGCAAGTATCTCATTCCGATTGCCGTGACGAATGCGTGATACGCAGGCGCAAACCGACTGATAAACTGATGCTTGGCACCATCGCCCGAGCCGTACACGCCGAGATCGTTGGAATCAGGGAACACGCCGAGTCTGAAGGTACCCAAGAACCCGTTCGGGTTGTCCCAATATTCTTGCAATAAGGCCGCGACATTCGGGTTGGAACTGCGGATGTTGTAGCTCGTCTGATGCATGGACGTTTCAGCGGTTTCCGCGCTCACGTTTTCGGCCGACATGTCTCGCCCTTCGCAGTACCGGCCAGATGATTCGCGTAGCCCCAACCCCAACAACATCACGAACAGATGCCGCAACGTGTCGACGCCGTCCTGCGAATTGTCCATGTTCAATTTTTTAAACTCGGCCGCGTACCACGATAGCGCATCCTTGTCCGGGTTATCACGGTCGGCCACCGCCATGTCGTCGAACGCCGGGTCGGCATATCCGAGGCGAGTGACCGCGAGCGCGAAGCACAATGCGATGCCTGCGGTATACCCCGCCGGGGCCACACCGCGGTCGCGCCATTTATATTTGGCGATCTTGGATGTGTTGGCGATCTCGACAATCGCCGTGCTCTGTTCGTAGGTGAGGCCGTCGTCGCCATTGCCTTTCCGCTCGTCCAACAAGTCGAGTTCGGCCCACGTCTTTTGACCGACGACACCATCAGCTTTCAGCCCGGCGGCAGCTTGGAATCCTTTCACACCGGACTCCGTGACGGCACCAAAATCGCCATCTGGGATCAAGCCGATGGAAATTTGCACACTCTCAACATGCTCGCCCTTGTCACCCTTAGCCACGGTCGGACGCTCGGCCGGTGGCGGCGGTGCGTCCGGCTCGCCAGGTTCGACCGGCTTCGGTGGCGTCACACCTTGATCGATTGTTTTGCCCGCAAGCGCCTCGGCGAGTGCGTGGCAGATCGCATCAAAATTCTTGGTGTATTGCTCGCCGTCATGACTCGAGTCCACAAAACAGATTTCGGCGAGCACGGCTGGGGCAGTCGTCGAATTCAAAAATTTGAGATCACTTCTGTACTTTCCACCCCGGTCCAAAAAACCACCGGCTTTAGCAATCTTACTCGAAACAGTTTTTGCTAACGCTTCCTGCGTCTTAAAAAGACACTCAGTGCCCATCGGCTTACTGGTCTTCGTATACGCATTCAGGTGAATCGAAACATCTAATTCGCGCACGGTCTTATTGTGTGCCGAAACGATTGTGTTCAAATTCGTAGATTTATCTTTGCTCGTATTATCATGGAAAACTTTCACGGTGCAGCCAGCGGCCCGCAGATATTCAGCCGTCCGGTCGACGATGCGACGAGCTTCATCGACTTCGTCGAGGTATGGCGGAATCGGCGAGCAAGATGCGCCACGCACATAGAGTCCATGGCCGCTCGAGATGGTGATGGATTTCATAACGTGCCCTCCAGAATGAAAAGAAGGGGAGCACGGCTGAACCGTGCTCCCCGTTGTTGTAGTTCTGGGGGTGCCCTTACGAGGCGCACCCGTTCTAGCACATTATTTTTTCGACGGCGTGGGGACCAACGTGCCCTCGGCCGGAATACCGATCACAGCCCATCCGGTTTGGGGCGTCCAAACCACCTTCCAAGTAATCTTTCCACCCTCCGGTGTAGTCGGCGGCAGATCCGGCGGCAGCACAATCGGGTGTTCTGGATGCGGCTGCGGAGCAGGCAGGCCGTAACCCGGTCTCGGATCGGTTGGCCCCCAAATTCCCAGCGGGGGCTGGGCTCCTTCCGGTGGCAGGTAGATCGGGTGCGACGGGAACGGCGGCAACCCTTGATCGGGACGGGGTTGCTGTCCGGGCAGGGAATTATCCGGGTATGGCTGTCCGCCCGGTAGCGAGTTGTCCGGGTAGGGCGGATAGTAGATCGGGTGCGTAGGCTGTCCCGGCGGTCGTGGACGCGCCCACGGCGGGGAGTAGCCAGGATCGACCGGGCCACCGCCGGGACGCGCCCACGGCGGGCTGTAGCCCGGATCAACGGGCGGCCGTGCCCATGGCGGGGAATAACCGGGATCGACGGGGCCGCCACCGCCAGCGGGCGGCATGTAGATCGGCGGGGTTGGGCGAGGATCGGTCGGCCCCCAGATGCCGAGCGGCGGCTGCGGTCCCGGCAGAGAGTTGTCGGGGTAGGGGCCGCCACTGAGCACGGTAATCAACGCGAGATATTGTTGTGGCATTGGTTGATGTCCTTGTGTGTGAGGGTAGTGAGATTTGCCCCTGGAGAGTTTTATCGCAGCGCGCAGCACAGTTCTCCGAACGTGGTGCCGCCGCCCTTAGTACATGCGATTGACAGCGTTGTGGCTGTGGACGACGCGATAGCAGCAGCGCCACCGTGGATGTTGAGGGCTTTTTTATCTCTGCCCTCAGTCAACCCACTCCAAGTAAAGCCAGAGCCATCATTTGTTCCTGGCTTGCCTGCATCCAGCAAGTAACTTCCACCTATCGCAACGCCGTCAGCCAAAATTGGCAAGCTCATTGCAGCGCCAGAAGTCGTGGACGACTGCGCGCTGCCACTGATCAAATTAGAAACGAGTCCCCTCACCGAATATGTGGCCAGAACCATGTCAGTAAAGTCGCCCGTTGCAGGAGTCGGAACAAAGTCAGCAATCGTGCCGGTCGTGAATGGCGCGTTGGTGATCCAAATTTCAATCGAGAACGTTGATTGATTGAAAGCAGCAAGCTTCGAACAGATGTTGCTGTTGTTGATATTAACATTGCTGAGTGCAACAGCCCCCGCCCCAGTATCGAAAGCCACAACAGAAACGATATACCGATCAGCCGCGGCCGCCCCAATGCCGACGCCGTTGAAAACATTCGCAACGAACGGGCCGCCGGTACCGCTTGCACCACCACCTATGGAAATGGTTGCGGGCACGATGGCTTGTGTGAGCGTCCGCAGCTTCGATGTCCGCGCCGTCATCAGCATGGCGTCACCGCAAGCTCGCACAGCAAGCGGCGCTCACATCGCCCGGCGCAGATGAACTGATGGTCACCGTCCCGGTGCCAGACGTGGCAGATACAGTGCGCGCGGATGTGTAGCTATCGACTGTCGGCCCGAGCAATAGATCGATATCCTCACTGAAACCGCCCCACGTCGTTCCGCCGCCAGTGTTGGCATTGCGGGTATAGCAGCAACCGATGCCGACGCCACCGGCTGAAATTCCCAGCGACATCGAATAAGGATATCCAGAGGAAGAATGATTAGAAAACTGCGGGCTTGGCGATTGTAGAAAATTAAGCCGATACGTCACGCAGACTACCCGCGTGAATGCTGCGCCTGCGGTTGTCACAACAATCGTCGCTGACGTGCCGGGAAACGCTGCATCCGTGATCCAGATTTCAGAACCGACATTCGTTCCGTTTTGCGCCACAAGACGACCACAAGTCTGCGAGCCAACAATCACAGACGCGATGCTATTGATCGAACTGCCGTTGTTGAACATCAAGCACATGGCAATATATTTGTCCGCCGCCGCCGGTCCAAGATCGGTCGCACTAAAGCTATAGGTCGACAGCGAGTTGGTATCCCAGATGGCCTGCAAGCCAAAGATCGTCGCGTCCGGGCCGGTTATGATGCCCTTCCGCAGTCTCGCTGTGCGAGCCATCATCAACATTAAACGTCGGTCGCTAGGCTGGTGTTGATGTAGAGCGTCAGTTCGTGCACGCGCGCGTCGACCGCTAGGTTGTCACTGCCATCGGCCGGATTGCGGCGCAATCGAAAGAACACATAGTCGCCGGGCTGCGGCGTGCCCGCCACCGTGATCGGCGAACTCTCGGGCGAGATATAGATTGTGTTCGTGGTGCCGCCCGTATCGGTGACGGTGACCGCCGTGCCGAACGATGCGTCGCCTGCGTCGCCGTCGCCACAAGCGACCGCAGCAAGCTCGAACACCGCTCCGAAATTTGTCGTCGTTGCGGCATGGGACCACACAAGCTGGAACGTCACCGTGCCTTCGTTCCATTGCTGCGGCATCCTCAAGGCAAAATATGCTGCCTCTTGCGTGGTCGTGTCGAAGTCCTTCGTGATGAACTTCTGATTTGTGAGCGTGAGCGCGCCGCTTGACGGACCGTTGGTTGCCGCCGGTTCGAGCGCACCCGCCGGGATCGGGATGGCCTCTTTGCCAACGACGCCTAGCGTCGCGAGCGCCGTCGCCGAGTCAGCATCATCGAGCAACGTCTTGATAAACGTCGAGACGCCGAGCGTAGACAACACAGTCGAAGCATCAGTATCGTCGACCAGTGTCTTAAAAAACGTAGTGAGGCCGAGCGTCGTTAGCTGCGCACTGGCGTCGGCATCGTCGATCAGCGCACGGCCCGCCGTCGTGATCGTTCCGAGCGTCACCGTGTCAGTGCCGGTGCCGTACAGGTAGCGATCCGCCACCATGGGCGCGGCGGCAATGCTCGTCAGCAAGGCATCGAACGCCTGCACGTTGGAACCAACCGTCAAGCCGACCGCGGCTTGCAAGGCAGGCTGATCGGCTGATGCCAGCGCAACGCGCCCCTGCGCTCCTGACGGCCCGCCGAACTGCGTGAATGGAACGGGGGACGAGCCAATCGTGCCGCCAGCATTAGCAGTCGATAGCCACACCGAATCCGCGTTGGCGGTACCTTCCTGCACGATGGCCAGCAATCCAGCTAGATCATTGAAGGCGGCATAGTCGGGATGGCGGGTAGACGCGGATGCGGCCACCAGATAGATGCCATTCTCACCGGCCGACGACTGCCCCGCCAGCAACACCAAGTTGCCTGTCGCCAGCGTAACGCCGTCGACGCTGGCCCCGTTGTTAATCCCGGCCGGGATCGAAAGGTTCGTCGTTGCCGCCGCGCGCACCCGGACTATCGAGCGCAGCCCGAGCGCCGTCGTGACCGATGCGGGGACCGGCTTGGCCGAGTCCGCCGTGTTGTCCACGTTGCTCAAGCCGACGTCGCTCTTGGTCAGGCCGAGCGCGGTCTTGAATGTTGTGTTGATGGTGACGGCGGCGGGTGACGCGGTGCCGCCGGTCGTGTTGGCCAGGACCGTCCCTGCAGTCTGCGTGGCGATGTTGGTGGGCGACACTGCCCCGGCATCGATCTGTGCATTACCGACCGTCGCCAGATAAGCCAGCGCGCCCACAGCCGCCGACGATTTGATCAGCTTGCCGGTGCCGCCATCAAACAACGCAATGCCGAGATTGGTCGCGCCCGCCGGGCCAACCACGTCGCCGGAACCGGCACCCGCATTGCCCGTTCGGGTGAACTGAAACGCTATCGCCGCACCCGCGGTGAACCCGCCGGGACCAGCAACGTAATTCAGAACCACCGTGTCATAGGTGCCGTTGTCGGTGACGGTGCCGACCGTGAACGTTGCATATTTCGTGCTGTCATTGGTTTGGATCAGAAACAAAGTTCCGCGATGCGAGCTATTCGTGGAGTCGTCCCACGTATTGACCCACGCGCTCATGTCGTTGGAGCCGGTGCCAAGCTCGTTGATGTAGAGACTGCCCGGTGCCATCGTCGAGACAGTGCCGCTGCTCAAACGGAACTTGTTCGTGCCGGGATCGGCCGCGGTCGTGCTTGCATCGAACGACCACACGGGCGCGGTCGTCGGTCCCGCTAGACCGGCGGGGCCACTCAAACCGTCCGAGCCGGTCGGCCCGGTCGGGCCAGCGGGACCAGTAGAACCTGACGGACCGGTCGAACCTGACGGCCCGGCAGCACCCGCATTGCCGTTCGGAAACACAACGACGGAAACCTGCGCGCCATCGGCCAGCGTGCCGCCGTTGGCGGCACTGGTGACGGCGAGGGTGTCCCACGTCCCGTTATCGGTGACGTTAGACACAACGTCGAGCACGAGGAAGTTCGACGGGGCCGTGATGTTCTGAATGTAAATGCGAGCTTTGGGCGACGACGTTGAATCATCCCACGTCGCAATCAACGGACCGAGCGCATTGCCGTCGCCGTCCGTCTCGGAAATGTAGAGCGCGGTCGCCGCACCTGGCGCTGCGTTGACTTTGATTTTTCCGGCGGTTGGATCCGATGCGGTCGTGGCGGTCGACCAGACATAGGGGAAACCCGGAAACCGTCCGGGCACACCGGTCGCTCGGATTGTCCAATCAGCGCGCGATCCTGAACCGGAGAACAGAACAGACGTACCCGACAACGACGAGCCGGTGTAAGCTGTGACCAGCAACACCATGTAGTGCGTCGACGGGTTGGCGTCGCTTGTGATCAACAGATAGGTGCCCGCAGGCCATGTTTTGCCCGACTGTGTGCTGAACGATTTCAGGCCGGTCGAGAGCGCCACCGAGCTCGTCGAGGTGCCGGACAGGTTGGCCGCGGCGGCCGACGCATTGCCCGCCGAGGTCGAGGCCGCCGCCGCATAGCTCGCCATCAGATCGGCAAACGATTTGAATCCGTTCGCGGTGATCGCAGCGTCGGTCAACGCCGCCGGAAAGTTCGTAATGTGCCCGCCGCCCGCCAAGCCTTTCGGATTGGTCGATGCGTTGAACGGCGACGAGTTGTAGTCGTCGAGACGATTGATCGCGTCCTCGACGGGCTGGCTGATATCTGTGCCCCAATCAAAGGCCATCATAGCACCTGCTGAAATTCGAAGCCGATAGTAGCCCCGGTGTCGTTTTCGATGTACGCCTCAAGCAAGCGCGACTCTGGCAACTGCGCCATACGCGCGAGGAACGCCGTAGTGAATCCACTTGCAAGGATATTGTCCGGTTCGAGGTCCACATAAACCGGGCGGTCGATGTCGTGGATGCGAATAATCTGATCGAGTTCGCCGAACACTTCGTCTTGCAGCAACAGTTGCCAATTGACCACCAGCCGCTTGCGCGAGCCGCGGCGATTGAAATACTGCCCGCCACCGACTGCTTGCTGCATCGTCGTCAACGACACTCGATTGTAAGTTGGATCAGGAGCGACGTTGTAGGTTGGCACAAACACATCGCCAATAAAGAGATAGCCAACCTCGACGAAGCCATCGGCATTGGTCGGATCGGCGAACTCGATTTTGATGTACCGCATGGATTGCGGCGACGGAAAATTGTGCCGGATGTCCACGCCTTGATCGTCAGGGTCAACGATCTCCGCGCCGGTCCCGAGCCAGAATCCCACGTCCATCCAATCGAGCCAGTTCGACGTATTCGCCCAATCAATCGAGCTTCCGACCGTGATGAATCCCGTCGTTCCGTCTTGCGCCGTGAATGCGGAGTCCGTGTACCAAGTGATGCGATAGGTCGACGCCGCCGACAGGTTGGTGGCAATGATCTGTATGCCATGCACCGTCAGCGTTTGCGCCATCGAGACGCGAAACTGCGTGGCGGCCGTTGTGGCACCGACTGAACGCGCGCGCCGGGTCGGGCTTGGCGAATAGAGGTTATCGAGCGGCAGCAACGGTTGCCACGAACCGCCACTGAACGTCGCGGTATCGATCTGGTTGGTGTGATAGAGTCTGAACATCACGGCACACCGATGGCTGTCATGTGAGCGCGCATGATAGTGTAGTAATCAGCGGCTTGCGTGCTGGTCATCTTGCCGCCATAACTCACCATTGAAATTTGATCTGTCGATGGGCCAGCCACTCCCCCACCGTTATTCTGCCCGCATACAAATAGCGGAAGATCTGGAATGCCAAAATAGCCGTAGGTATTAGCCGTCGAACCCAGTGACACGCCATTATAAAATACTTGTTGGAATGAAGCACCGTCACTCTGCGCAAGAAAAAATCCACGCGACGAGTTGTTAGCAAGCGCGCTTATTTCAATTGCCGAATTAACGTGATAACCGACACCGGTCGCACCGAGCGACGATTGGTATGGCCATATATCAAGCGTATTCGGCCAAACATAAGAACCAAGCGCAATCAGGTCGGCGGGGCCACGATCAGTGTTAACCCACACTGAAAGGTGGGCGGAAGCTACTACTAAATTCACACCTTGAGTGAATGGATTGTAATTCGTGTTGATATACGAGGTGCTGCCGTTCCCGGCGTAACCACGGTCAGACGTGAACGTTGGCGGCGTTGACGACAATGATGCGGCTGTTGATGTTTTGATATCAATCAATGCACTCTGCGCGTTCTCAGCAGCTAGTATCAACAGTCCATCAACTATCGGCCAAATACCTTTCGTTTTTAACGCACTGACTGTGGTGTACATCAGTGCCTTGCGCGCTGTGCTGACCGAACCGCCAGCAGCCACAACAGCAGTCTCCCATGCGTTCACATCGACATCGCTAGCCGTAACGACTGTGGCATTGACTCTAAGCAAACCTCTTCCGCCGAAGACGGCACGGCCGTCCCACTCCGTAGGAATATGAGCAGGGGGAGAGACAGGCAGAGCAGGAGTGAAGACCACACGCGGCGGCCCATACAGCGTCAACCCCAGCGTGGGCACCTCGTCGAAGTCGTCGACGCGACCGAGCACGCGAAACAATTCACCTGAACCGATCTCGCGACCAAATCCCATGCGTCCGGCGCGTGACGTCAACTCGACGAGTTCGCCGATGCCGGGATCATCTTCCGGGTCGTCGCTCATGGGTACGGTGATCTTCCAGATGTCCCGCTGAACACTGTACAGATCGAACAACCGTGCGGCCTCGGCCGCCGCCGCGGCCTGCGTCAGCAACCGCGTCTCGACCGTGATGGTCGGAGCATTCGGCCACACCTGCAAAATGCCGTCGTTCTCGACGCTGGCCTGCCGCCATTCGAGCGCCAGGTATTGAACCCTGACGGGATCGTTCTCGGTCACCAACCCAAACAGATCGGCGGTCTGTTGCACGGTCGCGATCTGATCGTACTTAACAATGATCTTCCACGCGGGCACGCCCTTGCTGTCGTCGCCACTCTCGACCCGCTCGGGATTCCCCTTGAGGTTGTCCTCGAAATCGTAGGACGAGATCGGATCGCCGTCGTCGTCCGGTGGATCGAGCCGCCCAAGATTAAAGATGGACTCGCTGTCGCTTTGCGGCAGCATCCATGCGCCGATTGAATTGAGCACCCGCATGATAGCCGACAGCCCCGACTCGGTTTGCGTGACGAGGATGCCACATTCGGCCGGATTGATTGCGTCGAGCGCGGCCACGTCCGCGGCGGTCACCTCGACCATGGCGTCCGGGTAGCTATCCTGAAACCAGTCGACCATACGCCGTGCGATCTGCGCGGCAGTTCGAGCGGCAGCGGTCGCACCCTCGACCACGTCAGCGGTCAGCGTGCCGATGTTGGGCGATCCAAGCCGGAACAATCCGAGCGATTTGCAAGTGATGTAACTGCCGAGCGCAATGTTGGTGGCGAACAGGGTCGAGAGCGTGCCGACATCGCCTTGCAGGGTCAGGACCACGCCGCCATCGTAGACGATGATGGATGACACAGGGCCGTCGCTAACCTGCCACACCAGATCGAAGTGATTGACAGCGACCGCCGCGACGTTGTGAACCGTGCCCCAAATTTTTTGTTTGACTTGATCGGTGAGATCGACGTCGCCGTCGACGGTGCCTTGTCCGCCCGAGATCGTTGTGCCGCCATAGGTGTTCACAAGGATCGGCTTGTCCAAGTCCTTCAAGCGATCATGGATGATCAGATCGAAGTGCTCGAACGCATTGGTCGAAACCAGTTGCTCGATGTCCCCGACGAATCTGGTGATCGCCTGCGAATAGGGTTGCGTGTGGCTGACCAAGCTCTTGACGGTGAGCGAGCGGAACGCCAACCCGATCCAATGATCGATCAGTTCTGTCTCGCCGTAGGGTGTTCCGTTAAGTACCGAGATGTTGCCGAAGCCAACTTGCGACGCGCCGCCGGTCGTGCCGCTGCTAACTCCGTCACCGTTGCCGAACATCGACCGCTCGATTCGACCGACCGACGACAGCCGCGGCATGTAGTATTGATTAGGCGGATCGTCATTCGGTCCCGAACGGATCCCATGCGTCCCGACATACAGCGTCGAGATCGTGGTGCCGTCGTGCACATCGAATTCGCATAGAAAAATCATGCCACCTTTTTCTCGCCCCGGCGGGTGCGGGTGAGCTTGTTCGCCTCACGCATCGGCTCGGCCACGATGCCAGCGGCTTGTAGCTGCGTCTCGATCATGGCCTTGAAGCCGCGCAGCAACGACCGCTCGAGCCGGGACAGCGCAACCACCACCGAGTTATCGTTTGCAGCCGCACCCATCGACATGACGCCGGGCAGCATTCCGGTCGCGTTAAAGTTTTCCAGCCACGGGTACATCCGGGCCACAGGTTGCCGCACTACGAACTCACCCGGCGTCAGCATGGCGTGCACGCTGTCGCGGCCAGGAATGCCGCCGGTAATGTAACCGCCTGCGGCGTGGCTTGAACCGGGTGCCCACCCTGCGATCACACCAAGCCAACCCAGCCACGAAATCATTTGCTGGAGATCGTTATGAATAGTGGTGACTAAGGTGTTCCAAATCTGCGACAGCCACAGAGAGGTTTCGGCCGTGCCCTGCGCGATCCGGTCCGCGGTCGTCTGCAACAGATTCTTTGCCGCATCGGTGTTGTTTTCGATATCACCGACAGGCGTAACCTCGACCGCTGTGCTCTGCGCGGCCTGCCTGATCAGTTCTGACTTCTGCAACAACTGATCGCCGTTCGTGTCGAGTTCCTGAAAGATGCTTTGCAGCGTGCCGGTCGAGAACGTGCTCCCCAACGCTGCCACCAACTCGTTGAACGATAGCGCCTGATCGCCAGACGTATCGATCCCGTCGAACAACGGCAGCAATGCGATGGCGATGGCCTGCGGATCGTTGGCCTGCACCGCCAGCCGTAAATTGTTTAGCAATGCTGCAAGCGTGGCCGTCTGCGTTGACGTGGTTGTGGTGACCGTGGTGCTGACGTTGTCAATCGGTGGCGTCAGATTCTCGACGATGAATTCCTCGGGCGACAGCAAGCTCGGCAGCGTGCCCAAGGATCCAAGCAATTGCTGGATGATCGTTTGGCCTGCCGTCGACGAGCCGAAATAACGACGCACCGAGTCCACGACTTGCTGTGCGCTGTTCGTGATGTTCGACAGCGCGTCGCGATTACCACTCTGCGCCAAGGCATACTCGCTCGCGAAGTGTGCGCGGGCTGTGGCCATTTGCTGCGATGGCGGCAAGATCGATTGCTGACCCGCCAGAAAATTGTTGACCCACTCTTGAATGTTGCGAACCTGGCCTTGGATGAAGTCAACCGCCTCCTGCATCGCGCGCGCGCGTTCCTCGGCGGCTTGCTGTGCCGCCTGTATCTGCTCCTGGCGCACCCGTTCGGCTTCCTGCGCCGACTGATCATTTGCCTGTTGCTGCGCGTCGAGTTGTTGTTGCAGAAAATCGTTGATCAGGTTCAGCCGCTCTTGCTGGATCGCGGCCTCAAGCGAGGCCAACGCCTGCCCGCCCGCCGCGATCTCGGCCTCGCGCTCACGCTGTGCCTGCAGATCGAACCGCGCCAACTGATCGGCGAGCGAGTCGCTGCGATGGATGGCATTGAACAGCCGATCCTCATTCGTCTGAATGGCACTCGCAATTTCTTGCGCCGAACGGACAAGGGTTGCGGCAGCATCCTCGACCGAGTTGGTGAATTCATGCAACCCTGCGTCGGCCAGCCCGAGCATGTTGACAAGCGCCTGAAAAGAGAACCCTACCAATTGATTTTTATTAATGATGTCTTGCGCTGCCAACACAAAGAACGTCTGGATCAGCGTTGTCTTGATGCCGAGTGTTGCGGCATCGGCGTTCAACTGACTCACACGCGCAAACAGATCGGTGGCTTGATTGATCCAATCCGCACCGACGAACGCATTGATTTCTCGGATCAGGGGATCGAGGAAGTTGCCAGCCAAGCGACCGAGCGCCGCATTCAGTTTGGTGTCGACGATGTCCGCAGCTTGCTCTGCGGTAAAACCAAGATCAACCAGCGCGACCGTCAACTCTTCCGCCGTGGCGTTCAATCGCTTGAATTCGGTGGCTGTCTCGGACAACGTTACCGGCGCGTCGAGTGTCTTCAGCAACGCTTCGAAATACTGGTTCAACAATTGAGTGTGACGCTCCAGCGTGCCGACCGTGTCACCTGTCCGCCGACCGAACTCTAGGATGGCGTCGTCGAGACTCCTGAAATTACCCATCAAGTCACGAACAGCTTGCTTCGCATCCGCCATGACGGTCGTGCCGGTGCCAAACTCCGCGATAAGATCAGGCACATCACGAAGGAACTGCGTCAACAACCGAATGATGCCAGCCACAGCGGTGTTGCCGATGTTCTGCACGGCGGCATCGTCATGCGCGGCAGCGGCAGTATTCATGAATTGGTTGGCCTGATCCTCCAAGTCGGCAAGCGACTTCGTCAGATCGCTAATCACGGTTCCGGTCGCCAGTGCATTGAAGTCCGCAATTTGCCTCGTCAATCCAGCGAAAGCGTCTTGCGCTTGTTTCAGGGCCGCAGCCGCAGCCGCCGCAGCTTCCGCCGCTGCCTTCTGCGCCTCTTGTTGTTTTTTCTCATCCTCGTCGTTGCCGAACAGGAAGCTCGCGATTGCGGACCCGACGCTGATCGCACCACTGATCGCAGCCCCGGTAAAATCTCCCGTAACCAGCTTATCGACAGCCTTGCCCGCCGACGATGACGCAATGCTTTGCAGCGTGCCCTTCAACGCCTTGGCCGCGTTGTCGCCTTTGAGGAACGCCCCGACCAGCGACGAGGTTAATTGCGACGCGACCTGTCCTAATTCTTTCAGAAGGTCGCTGACTTCCTCCTTATGCTCTTTCGTCTTTTTGGCAGCAAGAGCATTCGCTTTGCCGAGATCGTTGATCTTTGCTGATACCGGCGGTGTGATCTCGCCGATCTTTTCCATTTGATTGCCGAAGCTAAGCCATTGTTTGTTATTTTCACCAAGCTGCTTAACTAGAGCTTTGTTCTCATCCGCCATTTCTGTCGACGCATCCGACACAGTTTGAAAATTGTTCTTTAAGCCGACAACCGTCTGCCCGAGATTTGCAAATGAAGCCCGCGCTGAGTTTACTTGAGCGAGTGCTCCCGAAAAATCAAACACGACAAATCGGCCCATTGCACTGCTTACAGATGCAATGATGTTGATCAAATCTAAAAGGGCGCTTGCAAGCAATTTAATCGTGTTAATGACCGCTGCGACGTTACTAGCAAAATTGGCACCTAGCCCCAATCGTTCTGCTAGATTGTCTAGTGCCTTCAAAGCCCCGAAAGTCTGAATCTCCAAATTCAACAGTTGCAACTCAACTCGGAATTTTTCAATCGGTGAAGTGTTAAGGTTTCCTAGCGCGTCAGTGCCTATCAGGCGAAACGTCCGCGATAGCTCAACAATCACCTTGGACACTTCGGCGAGTGCCTCAAGCACCGGAGTCGCAAATGATGCTTTGACGTTCGCGCCAGCTAGCGCCATGTTTTTATTGATACGGTCGCCGAGATCATCCCAAGATTTGGCTTGCGCGCCTGTGATGACATCCAACGCATTCATACTCTTTGCAAGGTTATCGAGCGTCGTCGTCGCATTGGCAAGACGAACCATGCCGGAGCCGCTTTTGCCGAACAGTTCGCGAGCCCCCAAAGCAGCCGACGCCGTGTCGGCCTTTCGCAAGGCTTCAAAAACTAAGTTGAGCGCCTGTTCCTCATTCTTTGCCGAGCGCACGCTGTCGCCCAACCCTGCGCCCAACCTGTTGAAACTGTCGTATGCACTTTGTGAGCCGTCACGAACCTGCCCCAACACGGACGTGAACTTCGTGAGATTGGTGTCGAGTTGTTCTGAACTGACGCCGACTTCGCCCGCCGCCATTTGCAACGCCCGCAACTGCTCAACGGCCAAGCCGACGGTTTCCGCCGTGTCGGCAAGCTTGCCCATGTCTTCGGCAAATTTTAGTGCAGCGACAGAGGCCGCCGCAAAAATCCCAACCGTCGCGCCAATGCCAGCGGCAATCGCCAAACCCGCTGGCCCCATTCGCGCCAGGATGCCGCCAACCGTTCCGAGGTTGCCAGATAGTCCCTGACTGATGGTCGACAATTCTTGCAGAGCTTGCGAGTGCTTGCCTGCGGCCGAGGCCGCGCCGTTGTGATGCGTGACGGCCAACGCCATTAAACGGTTTTGTTCCGCCGCCGAAATCAATCCCTGCGAACGCGCACGTTCGAGCGTTTGCTGCGCCTTAGCCAAGTCCTGTTGTGCACGCGCCTCCTGATCATATCGTCGCTGTAGTTTCTGCAAGGCAGCATCAGCCGACAACGTCGACTTAGTTTGGTTGGCCGACGACGCCGCAACTTGATCCTGCGCACCAGCCAAGCCGCGCGCAGCACTAGCCGCCGCCTCGAATCCGGTCGCGACCGCTCGCAACGTGAGCGTTCGGATGACATTAAGCGATGTTGCCATTCAGTGCTTCTGTTGCTTTGCCTTTGGAGCACGCGCTTGCAAGCGGTTGAAAACATCCCGCACGGCGTCGACGTCGTCGACCGGAACGGTTGCATCCTTGCTCGGTTTCAGGGACGACGAGTTGACTTGCTTCATGTATTCAAGATCGACCGCGCGGATGATGCGCGCGAACTTGTCGAACGCATCGCCAACGATGTCGTACTCTTCCGCATAGTCCTTGATCGCCGAGCGCGGTATGGGACCAACGCCCATCCCGATTTGCCGCTCGGTGCTCAACTCATTGAAGGCTTCCCAATGGAACTGCCACGCCGGATTGATTTCGGGTTGGTCATAGAACGCCGCAGGCGCATCTAGACCGCGCTCTATCCGGTCGAGGATAGTTTTTGTTTGCGCTCCCCACTTGTGGGACCAAGCGAGAGCGCGACCAAGTTTCCCGATGCGTCCTTGACATCTTCATCAATCTTTTCACCAACCAAGGACGAGGCCGTCAGCACGGCATCACGGAATTTCCGATAGTCTGGATCCGTCATGAGCTTTTCCGCCATCTCCTTGCTGTACGGAATGGCGGTGCCGTCATCGTCCGTAAGTCCATCCCAATCAATCAAGCAGGCATTCAGCAAGAGCGAGTTGGTGATACGCTCGCCCTCGTCGTAGTCGAGGCGGTTGATCCGTTTTTTGCGCGGCACCGCCTCGACCAGCTTGGATTGCAACTTGCGCCATTCCTTATTGCTCTGACCGCGAACCCGTAGCCGCAAGCCGGGGCATTCAGAAATGTTGTTAATCCATTCGCCCTCTTCGATGCGATTGGAGTCGACCTTTACATCCGTGAGCTTCATCAGTGTTGCCCTCCGTTGGCGTTGATTAGACCGAGTGCGAGAGATCGGTAAAGATTTCCGAATTCACCAGCACGTTGAAATTGACGCGCACGATGTTGTCGTTGCTGCCGATGTTTTTCCGGCGCGATGCAACCAGCCCACGGAAATAATAAACCGTGTTCTGGAATGTGCCGGTCGGTGCGTCCGGCAGGATCACCCGCCAAGCAAAGTTGGACTTGGTTTGCTCGGCCGCATCGACGGCGATCTGTCCGACGTCGGTTGGATCATGGCCGCAGACGAGCGCCATGGTGCCTGCGTCGCGAGCGCCCTTGGCGTGCCGCACGCGAGCGTCGCCAAGGCTGGCAAACGTCACGTCGTTGGCTTGATCGCCGAACTCACCGACGCTTTCCACCTCGCCGATCAATGTCCAATTGGACATGGCCTGAAACTCGATAAGAGTATCAGCCTCGATCTGCTGCACCGCCGCACCGATGAACACTTGCGTTCCGCTTGCTGTTACGACAGCCATTTCTCATCTCCTATGCAAGCCGCCGTTGGATCAAACACTCACGGGTTCGTAGACGGCAGACACGAACTCGTAGTGATAGTGAATCTCGTTCGAGTAACTGATCCAATTCCCGTTTTCGACGGTGTCGTCGACGATGGGTCCGTCCGCTTCGTGCGTGTGGACGCCATCGAACTTTGCTTCGCGAAAGATTGCTTTCAGGCCATCGGACCAGATGATCCCCTGACGCTGTCCGATGCCGCGCTTAACGTTGAGCACAAGGCGGATGACGCCGCGTTCCCAGAACGTCCGGCTAAGTAGCGGCTTCTCTTCGAACACGACCGGGTATTGCACGACGACAAACGCCTCGGCATCCTCGGGCGGGTCGTCATATGAATCGTATGGAATGATCGGCGTCGCCGACCAATTGTTGATCAAGCGGGAGTCAACTGCATCGACGACTTGAAGTGCGGGCATGAGCTACCTATTGAGTCGAACGACCACAGCCGGATTGCGTTCGGATTTCTTTCCGCTTGAGACAGTGCGAAACGAATAGGTGATACGCGCGATGTTGCCGAAGCGTCCGCGCGCCAACATTGCGACCGCTTGATAGACGCCATCCGGCGCTTGCGAACTTGAGCCGCGCTCGATCCGGCGGGCATACGGCACGGTGTTGATAAACACGTACTCGTCGGCCGGTGGAACGTTCGCGCCAGACGGATCCACCTCCGCGCCATCGGCAAGCAAAACATGCGACCGCTTATAAGTGCCGGTCTTTGTCGGTGAGTGCTGGTGCAGCATGTCCGAGATCACCTTGAGTGCATCGGTGACAAGCTCGAACTCGACAACGATGACGCCGTCTGCCTTGACCGACGACAGCGTCGCGCCCTCCTGTCCGTCCACGAATATTTTGAACGGCGGCACCTTGCCGAGAATGGCGCGATTGATCTCTTTCGCGTTGTCTATTTCCAGCGAGGCATAGTCGGCAAACTGCGCGCGCGCGTCCTCATTCTTGAGGCCATCGAGCATCAACTCGATGTCGCGATCTATCGATTCGATCTTCGCCTCGACTGCCAAGCGCCTGCTCCAATGGCATGAACTTGAAACACCGCAACGCCGAACCTGGCGTGCAGTTGATGACGCGAGTGCCGCGGCGCTCGAACTTGCGCGCGTGCACCTCCATGTCGGTACACCAGATGCGCATTTCGGCCACGCCGGGATTGCGCAATCGACCGCCGTGCGGCTGGTGCCAGTGCACGCCGTCGCGCGGGTGCATCTCGAACCCGACCAGCAAGATCGGATTGGCCCCTTTGTATTCGGCTAGTTGGATCGCCCGCACGCCCGAGGTCGCACCGGCCGGTGCGAAAAGCTCGATCCCGAACAGCTTGGCTGCGTAGGGCGAGGCGGTTATCCGCTGGCCCTTGAACTCGGGCACGCCGTTGTGATGGATCCACCACAGCGCATCGGTGGCATAGACCGCATCGGCCCATGGCACCAAGCGCCAGGAGTCATTGACTGCAACGATCCTGACGCGCCGATTGAGCACAGCGATTGCTGCACTCGGACCCGAACCCACAATGACTGCGGTTTGCCAGCGCCAACTAGCCACGCGCCTGAATTTCGATGGCGATCAGGATCCCGTCGACCCGGCGCGTCGAGTCATCGGCCGCGATAATCTGCAATTCCTTGCCCCGCACCACGACCTTGTCGCTGGTCTTGAGCGGCAGGGTCAGCGATTGCGGCGGGCTGTCGGTGTTCGGTGCCGTCACATCGTCGGCCATGCAGATGATGTGCCGGTCGCCTTGCTGGATGGTGCCGGTCAATTCCCGTGGCGCGTAGCCGACCACGCGGGCGCTGCACACAACATCGATCTTCGGCCGGTCGGTGCCGGTGCCGGTGTAGCGGCGCACAACAATGTCCTCGCCAGCCTGATCCAGCATCGTCCGATAGCTGGCGCGGATTTGATTGACGCTAACCATAGGCGGGCAACTTGTACGGCGAGATCAGTCGGCCAACTTCGGAGTCGTCGAACACGTTAAGATTCGCCGCGCCCGAGGCATAGTCGAAGCTCATCACGCCGGGGATGGCCTCCGACCGAATCGTCGGGTCGCGCGTCTTGGCATAGAACGCACTCTTGATCATCAGGTTCGCCGCGCGCTCGAGGTCATACGGCAACGTGGCGAGTAGCACATAGCCCGCCTTGAACTGCACACGCACCGCGCCGCCGATCCAGTTGCCGTGCCACGGGATATTTCCGGGGCTTACCGACCACAGCAACCCGGACTCCTCGTCGACTTGATATTGGGTCGCTTGCAGGAGCGTGCCGCCCTGATCGACCGACAGAATTTCAGTGACCGGAACCCGCGACAACTGCAACGACCCGTGATAGCACCACTGCACATTGAAGTAGTTGCTGATCGTTTCCTCGCCGAACATACGGTTGCACATCGAAGCGATGGAATTCGACGCCTGTCTGATCTGCGCGACGATCCAAGCATCCTGACTGGTGTCGAGCGGATCGAGGCCGAGGTCGAGCTTGACGGAGTCCACCGTGGTCAAGTCCTGCGTCCCCGAGCGGACGTCGATGACTGTTCGAAAGGGCTTGGTCATTTTCTCAACCAGTGCTCCTGCACCCAAGGCAGATGTTTGAACGTGTTCGGATCGCGCCAGCCGATAAATGCAACCACGCGCGCGTCGGTCGGTAGCTCGTCGCCCGGCGGCCATCCCGGCTTGTGGAACGCATAGATGCCACTCGCCGAGCCAACCTTCCATCCCGCGGCCTGCGGCACCTTGTGCCACAGCCATCCCTGATCATCGGGGAATTCGTAGCGCGGTATCTCGTCCAACTTGGCAACGCTGAAATCGCTCCACAGTTCGGGGTGCGCGCCCTTGCGCAACATCATCACCGAGCAGTTGAACGGACACGGGTTCGAAGCATTGGCACCTTGCAGAACGACCAGCGGCTCGGGCCGATTAAACAGCGGATCGAGCGGCCCCGTGATCACCACGTCCAGATCGAGACACACAAGCCGGTCGTCGATCTGCCGATTGTGCTGCCAACCCTGATCGAACATGCGGAGCCGAGCAAAGCAGCCTTTGATCTTCGTAAGCTCGGGGTCTTTGATTGCATGGCGCTCAATCCCGGCAGAAAAGCTTCCAGGGCGTTCGCGCTCGGTCATGCACATGAAGCGGAACGGTTGCGTGACGTGCTTGCTCAAACCTGCGTACAGGCGCTCGACATAGATCGGCGAGTATTTGCTGCCCCACAACCATGTGCAGACAACTAACGCCACAGGATCCCAAACCCGTTATCCTGGCCGGTCTTGCACAGCTTGATCTCTCGGTGGCGATAGCCGCCCTTGATTTCGTTCCACACTTTGGGAACGTCGATTGACAATCTATTGCGCCGATCACGACCGCCTGTGTCCCATGCAATGTCGTGAAACGCAACGATCCTGGCCATTGCGCCGTAGTTGATCCAATCCGTCCGCACAAATGGCTCAGTATGATTGCCGTCGATCAAACAAAGATCGTATGGCCCGAGCACTCGCGCGGCGTCGATCACCTTTGGGTCGACGCTATCGCCGACCAATAGGTGGGCATCGTGTCCGAGCGCCTTGAGTTTTTTCACGCATTCTTTCAAAGAGACATCGCCCGCCAAATCCACCGACACAAGCCGGGATTTTGGCAACATCGCGCACGCCACATGCCACAGCGAACCACCAAACTTTGAGCCGATTTCCAAATAGCTGCGAACGTTCTCTTGCACGATGACGCGCGCGAACTCGACAAGCTCGCCAGGATCTTGCAGCGCGGCTGTCTTACACTTGAGCATTTTTCACCGTCATCACCGCCGTGTAATCGATGGTTGTGAACAACACCTTACCGTCAAAATATTCATCGACCGCTTTCTTTGCGCCGCGCCAGTGGCCGTAATCGTCGACGATCATGATGCCGCCAGGAGCAAGCCGCGGCCACAACACTTCAAGCTCGATCTTGGTTGAGTGATACCAATCCGTGTCGAGCCGCAGCAATGCGATCCGCTCGGGCAGGTTGCCTGCATCCCGCAAGGTGTCCTCGACCATACCCTTGACGAACCGCAGCTTGCGCGAATCGAACGTGCCGGTGATCCGCAGATTTTCCGTCACATCTTCGACCGACACCGCTGACTTGCCAACGCCGACCATGATGCCGCTGCGGCTTACATCCCATTCGCTGCGGTTGGCCATCCCCTCGAACGTATCGAACAGCCAGCACATTCGGTCGGGACAGTAGAACCGCGCCAAGATGATATTGCCGCCACGCCACACGCCGCACTCGACAACGTCACCGGGCACGCCTTCGGCGTCGATTTGCTCACATGCCCGCGCCATGGCCGTCAGCCGTTCCGGCGATGACTTGGTGTAAGGCTGCACCCATTCGAGATGCGACCAAGCTACCTTCGCCATATCGCCGCCGGGTGACCAGCGCCAGCCATTTCCGACGTGTGGATGCGCTTGAGTCCAGCCGCACCCATGTCGGCGTCGAGTTGTGCGATCTCTTCCGGGTAGCCACTCCAGCCGAAATATTCGATGGCTCGCCGCCCGAGGTCTTGCATCAGCCCGGAGGTTTCAGCCTCCGACATTTCCCGCTTGAGCTTGTGCAGCACGCCGATCATCAGAACGATATCGTAACGCTGCGCGCCGAACGCTTGCTGTATCGCGGCGGCCCCTTTGCTCAAGTCGACCGGCTCGAACCTGGCCTCGCAGTCGCGCACCTCGGCAAACCAGTGCTGCGCCGCCGCCATGCCCGGCCCGTAGATGTCGCAGCCGTGGACGAGCTTCGCGCCGTTCAGTGCGAAGTCGTAAAGGGTATGCCCGCGGTTAGCACCCACATCGAGTACAGAACGACCGCGAGCGCGGAGAAGTAAGTCGCTAAGACCGTCCCATCGAACGTCGTGTAATCCCTGGACTCGTCGCTTCGGATTCTTTTCATCCATCAGTCCCGCCTTCAACGCTGCGTCTTGCCACCGTGATTTGCTTAACATCCGCCAATTCCTCGAGCGCGTCGGTGATTTCAGCAAAGCGGCAAATCACCTCGGCCAAATCTTTTGCGGCACGCCGCTGCAATCCGAGTCCGGTAAAGAAATTGGCGAAGTCCTCTTCGTGCTTTCTAAGCGAAGACATGACCGCAAACCTCGTCCACCGTGATCCGGTCGAGCGCCTCGCGACAATGCGTGCATTTGTTCAACGAACCACACGCCACAGCGCCGCCGGTCAAGTTGACGTGCATGGGATAGCCGGTCACTTGCGGCGGAATGAAACCGCCGAAGATGACGACGGCTGGCACTCCGACCGCGGCGGCTCCATGATGCAATCCGCCCTCGGGTAGCACGGCATAGGCAGCATTGCGCAAGGCCGCGAGCGCGTGCCGGAAGGTTGGCGTGTGAATGACGCGAACATCACGCAGTCGATCACGGCCATAGCTGAACTGCACCACATCATGCCCGGCCGCCAATAGTCGCGAGGCAACCGCCTGATACTTGGCCATTCCCCAATCCTTATTTGGAGCGACCGACTTGATCCACGGCACGTTTGGCTCGACGAGGACGAAGCCTTGGCCAACGCGAGCGGAATATTCCACCTCGCTTTGATCAAAGAACACCTCGCCCGGCGTCGGCCGGAAGTCGTAGTTCCAGATCCATCGGCCATTGATGCAATCCACCTTGTTGTATTTGCGATGGCCCTTGTAGTGGTCGATCCAGATGATGTCAGGGTCGCGGTCATCACCGGGCCGAGCGATGTGCGGGTTGTGGCGGAAGATTTCCTCGGACCACGGTCCCCACACGATACGCTTGCCGTCGCCGAACGCGGCGCGCTTGCCGGTGTGGCGAACGCCTCGGGCCAAGCCTGACGCTATGAGGTCGTCGCCGTAGCCCGTCATTGCCTCCCATTACGTTCGACAACAACTTCTTCGCAACTTCCGATAATCGCCGCCGTCACCCCTTCGGGCAAGAAATTATTCAGGCGGTCGCTCAGTTGTTTCACAAGGCTAGCAGGAAGAGAATATTTGAACTTGAGAATGACTCTATCGCCTGCCTTGAGTCCTTGCAGCGTGATAACTTCTAATTCTTTTTCAATTGCAGGATTCACTGGATCAGCCTCCACAGCGTCCCGTCTACAAGCTCATTCTCATTGAACTGATGATAAGCCAGCGAGTTGAGCCATGCCTGCCGCTCGGGATACACCGGATCCTCGATATCGTGAAACACGTGGCGACCGACGACGGCCGCCGCCGACTCTTGATCCACAAACACCGGGCAACCCATCACCACAGCCTCGACCGCCGCGATGCTGCCGTGCGCGACGAGGCAATGCGCGGTCTTGATTTCCTCGTACAGCGACACCTTGCTTTCCTTGTGCCGCACCACAATCGGCCGCTTGGTTTTCTTGCGCAGCATGTCTGCGATCCGCTGCGACCAATCAACCGGCAGGCCGCGCACGTTCCAATAGTCGGGCAACGTGTCGGCGATCACGATCTGGTCGCCACCTCGTCGCCAGGGTAGCACTTGATTCCCGAGGTTAAGCTGCTTCCATCGATCCGCGGGCACATCGAGAATTCTTTCCATCTGAAAGGCATTGACGTGCCAGCGGTAATATCCGCCACTATGCCCGCGCGGGAGCCATGTGGCAAACACTCGCCGCAGATATCCTCGATCCCAATAAATGAAGTCCCGTTTTTCCCGCCGCCACTTGGCATAGAAAGGCTGTAGCTCGGGCGAGCACCCAACGATTGGCATAATTTCAGCAGGAAGCGCATCGAGCATCTCAAACTTGTGGCGGACTATCAGGCCGCCTGCTTTGTGGATCTTCACCCCGATCCGCTCGAACAGGTTCAGCTTGAAGTCCTGCAGACCGGGCGGAACGAATAGGGCCACGCGCTTCGGATTGATCATCACCCATCAAATCGTTGATTGCGAGCCGCAACAGATAGCCCAACCCGCGCACACGCTTGTCGTCGCCGGTTTCGTGTGCCTCACGCATTGCCGCTAGAAAGCGAGCCATCGAATCAAAGTCTGCGGTCATCGTCCATCGCCGCGCAGCCCCATTCGTAAAGCAAGCTCGTCAACAGTCTTGCCTTGCTCCCCTAGATCGTGAGAAACAAACTCCATAAGCACCCGACACGCCGACACTGTCGCCGCGCGACGTGCGCCCAAATCGTCCGACCAATCTCGTTTCTTTTTCTTTTCAAGCAAATCCTTCAACTCATCAATGAAGACCAACTGCTCTATCGGATCATCCGTATAAAGTCGCAGGATTCCATAAAGAGCATCGACAACTTTTTCGTCTATCATCTCCCATACTCACCGAACGGTTGTGGATTGCGGTACTTGTCGAGCGTGTAGCCGGACTCGAGCGCGCCGTTTAGCTCGCGGTCAAAGTATGCCACCGCGTCCTTGCGATGGTGTGCATGGATCACTTGCTTGCGATACCAATGCTTGCCGCCTTCCTGCTCGAGCCGGTTGATCGCATAGGGCAGATGCGGCTGTGTCGGGATGTGCGTGAAATGCAAGATTTTGATCTCGGGATCATTCACGTCGGCATACTCACCGCCGCCGTCGCGCCGCATATCGAGGCAGTTCCAGTTGCCGTGATAGCGTTTGATGTTGCGCCCCTTGATCACCGCATTGCGCACGTCGCGATAAAATCCGACCTTCGACTTGATCTGATCGATTGGCGGCAACACCTTGCGCATCTTGGCGCAGTCGTACAGTGTCACGCAGATCGCTTCCGGCTTGCTCACCATGGCATAGCCGTCTGGGATTTCCTGATCCCATAGCTCGGCGATGTCGGCCTTGGCGATCATGTCCAGATCCATATAGATCGCCTTACCCTCGAAATTACACGCCGCAGGAATGCCCCAACGCAACGCAGAAAACGGCGTTGCCCATCCCTTGGTGCACCAACCCTTATTGGCCTTCGGATCGGAATACCAAAAGCTCTGTGGGTCACGCGACAGCCTCATCCATGTGATGTCGAGCGGTTGGCTTGCGTGCCGTTCCAGCGAGTAGTGAACGACGGCTTGAAACTCCAAATCCTCAGAGTTGGCGGAACAGCCGATGAAAATTCGGATCATCGGAGCGCCGTAACCGCGAGGATTGCTGGCTGTCCGCCTTTGAGGTTCAACCCGCTGGCCACGTAGGTCACAGGCATTTCGACGTAGCTGGTATTAAAAACCGGATCGGCACTCAAGGTGAACCGCGCGAAACAATTCCCGTCGCTTTTGGTCTGTGCATAAATACGATCCCCCTCGTGGTAGAGCGTGAAAATATTCATGATATCGATGCCCGTGGTAGTCAGCTTATGCACCCAAATTTTTGTCACAAACGACGCATCCAAACTCTCGAACCGCATCTGACTACTACCTGGCGGCTCAGAGGTCGCAGCGGAAAACCCGAAATCAAAAACATTGGCGGCAACATCCGCGCCGCCACCGTCGCCACCACCACCACCACCACCGCCCGCTAATTGCGCCTCTAATGATTCAATATAAGCCTGCTGATCCTCGACAACCTGCCGCGCGTAGTCCTCGGGATTCATATTTAACGGACGTGCCATCGCAATGCCTCCTGCACCGTCATCTTGGGATAAGCCTTGAGCAAACTCACCGCCGAGCAGTTGAGCACGTCCACCCCGAGAATCTTCAAGGTGTCAGCCGCACCGTCGAGCGCCTTGCGCCATCGCGGCATGTTGTCGTTCGGATGCGGGTTTGAGAGCGGCGGATAATGTCGCGGATGCCAGTGTTCGCCGAGATCGACCCGCATATCGAAGCCGATCAGGATCACCTGATAGACGCCGAACTGAACCGCCAGGTTGAGCGCCTGAAACCCGCTATTGCCGCCCGCGCCGAGATGGCCAATCGTGCCGACTTTCAACTCGTTGCTGCGCGGCTCGACGTTGACCTTGCGAATATCCTTGTAGATCGAGCAAGCTTCGGGATCCTGCGATATCTTCAAGCCGCCATAGGCGACAACACCCTGTCGCATCCGCCACCATTGCGCATCGCAGCCGTACAGAACATCTGCCCATGGACAGAGTTGATAAGATTCGTTGATGGCGATGACCTTCGCTTTATCACGCAACAGACTGATTGGAGCCGCCTTCGCACTTGGCCCGGACGCAATGATTGCGCAGATTTTGCCGGTCCAGTCAGGCCACCAGTCAGGACGGTTGGAAGTGATGCAATCCGGGTTTGCCTTCGGGGCCGGGTTGGCCATGCTTGCCGTCCTTACCGTCTTTGCCGTCGCGACCGCGGCGCGCGATCATGTGCCATTCCGCCGGGTTCAACTCGTTCGGTGCACCCTCGGGATTGTCCCGACGGGCGATCCACGTCGAGCCGCCATAGCTGACCGAGTCACCGCGCCGATATTCGCCGCCCCGCTTCCAATAGTCCCGATAGATTTGGACCGGGAACGTGAGGTTGTGCATCTTGGAATTTACCCCATCCGCGAACGTCAGGCGGATGGTCCGGTCGTCAGCCTGTTCAACCGAAAACTGTTCTAGCCCGAACCCGTCGACGCCGTCCCGACCGGGTGTCCCATCTTTGCCGTCAATGCCCCGCTCACCGGGCAGGCCGGGCAACCCATCGCGTCCGGGCAGGCCGTCGCGTCCAGGGTCACCCTTCTCGCCGAGGCCACCTGTGGCTCCTGTGGCCCCTACTGGCCCCGCCTCGCCACGTTCACCTTGGGGACCAGCAACGCTTTCCCCTGGATCGCCTTTGTCGCCTTTGTCGCCTTGGGCACCCGCACTGCCCACGGCACCGGCTTCGCCTTGCGGCCCGGATGGACCGGGCGGACCTTGTGGCCCCATTTCACCGGCCGCGCCATCTGCACCTCGCTCGCCCTGCGGACCGGGAATGACAGCCCGGCCCTGTAATTCAACCATCAATGCACGAAGCTCGATCATCTCGGCTTCGTATCGGTTCACGACCAAAGCCACGGCTTTCGCCACCGCCTCGTTGACGTGCTCCATGACGACCGGCCCGATTCCCGCAACGACCGCGCGAATGACCGAGGGATCTATGCTGCCATTTTGAGAAATTTTCGTAACTCCCAATTGGCGAGTTGAGTAATCGCCGCCAGATCATCGGGATCCCATGCCTTGCCCGCATCCGGCGGCGGCGGCGCGGCTGGTGGCGTGGCCGAAGGCGGTAGCGGTGGCGGCTTGGCCGGGGCGAACGGATCCGCCTGCGCGTCGCGCTTGGCCAATGCAGGCAGGGAATAGTTTTGTTGTTGCATCAGCGGGGCTTCGCCGCCGAGCGTCGGTTCGAGGTTCAGGCGCGCCCGCGCCTCGTTTGGCGCTTTGATTCCTGCGCTGACCGCCTTGGCCTCGGCCTCGACCAGCGTAAGAGTGTCCATGCGCAAGAGATCGTCGAGGTCGAACCATGTGCCGTATGTCTTGCCGACGATATCGACCAGCCCCAAACCCTCGTCGAGCAAAAGCTCGATGGATTCAAAATACTTCTGCAAAGTCTGGCTGTAATATTGCTGATTCAATGATTCAATATTGTTGTAGCTCGGCGGATCGCCGACGTGCACCATGTGCGGCGGCACCCCGAACGATGCACACACCATCTTCGCCGACATCTGCAATTGCTCGAGCATCTGCGCGTCGACAAAGTCCATGGTAAACTTCTCGAACTTCAATCCTGATCCCAAGATCGCCATCTTGCCGGAATTCGGCCCGGTGAATTTCGTATTGAAATACTCGGTCAATCGATCAACAACCGCTTGCGGGATATCGGCGGGCGCAGTCAGCGCACCGCTCGGCTTGGCCGCATTGGAAAAGAAGTCGGTCGACATCCGTTGAATGTTGATGCCGTGGATGGCGGCCAGCGACGCCGGGGCCATCGGCGACAACCCACACAGCGGATGATATTTGAGCGTCATGGAGTCGTGGATCATTTCGCTCGCGGGTACTGTCACCTTGTCTTCATTCAATCCGGTCAGGTAGTCCTTACTCAATTCGTAGAACACCGATCCATCAGGCGCGACCAGCACCCGGACGTAGGTCGGATCGAGCACGTAAAGCCGCACCACGACGCCACGACCGTCGCGCTCTTTCAGAACGTAGGTGTTGCCCGACATCAATTTTGACAGCATCCAAGACTCAAAGAACTGAATGCGGTTCTGGAAATGATTGGGTTTGCGAATGACCGGCGTAAACGCCGGAACATCGATCTCGTCCCATATTCCGTCGTTGTCCTGCTCGACCAGTCGCAACCGGCACTTGGCGATGTCGGATGCGATGCGCTCGATGCAGGCATAGACCGCATGAAACGCGAGAACGTTTTCGGGCCGGTGCTGGATGTTGCGTTGCCATGCCCCGGTGAACGGCTCATTGACGACCGGGAACCACCAGTTGCCGCGGTCGCCGGGCACGGTCGTCACGTTCGACGTGTAATCTTTTTTGCCGAAGATCGCTGGCCACTTGAACGCCATCACTCGCCCTCGGCTCGTAGATCGGCGCGATTGTAGAACCCGCTGGCAGCTTCATCCTTGCGCGGCCGACCGACGCCACGCTTGGGCTGCGCCTTGCCCATGAGGATCCATGTGCGAGCTTCATTGTCGGGCACCTCGAACTCGTCCCCGGCTTTCAACGCGCGGCCGTAAACGAGGACATTCTCGGTTGCCGTGAGACGCATGATCGACTCCTTTAGAAAAAAATGGATCGGACGAACTGCAACCGGAGGGCCAGCGCCGTCCGATCCATCCAGTCGGGAGGACGATGTTGCCCCGACTAGCCGGTGTAAACGGCTGACGAGATATAAGCCGCGGCGTTGGCGCGACGCAGACGCCAATTGATGAAACGCTCGGCCTTGATGGCAATCGCGTTTTGCTGCCAGAGGCTGACCATCACAGTCGAACCAGTCACCGGAGAATCCGGTGCCGACTCCATCTGCAACGATGCTTCGCGGCTGGCGTCGATGGTCACCTGACCGTCATCGGCCATCAGCACCTCGCTCGCAAGCAATAGGATCATTGGCGATCCTTCCGCCGGGGAGCCGGTTGTCGACGGAATGTTTTCCGAGGCAACGACCGGGATGCCCGCAAGCGTGCCGCCATCCTTGGTCAAGCCAGGAAACATTTGCTGTCCGAGCGAGTTTTGGATCGAGCCGATTTGCAACGCGAGACGTTGCGTCATGATCCACGTGGCGCTGCCAAGTGACAGGTTGTTGGCGAGGAACGTCGTCAACAGCGTGTTGATGTCCTTGATTAGCGCCGCGCCGGTCGTGCCGGTGGGCACAATCGGGGTGATGCCGTTGATGATCGAGGCGGGCGAATTGGCGTCCGCCGCCTTGGTTGGATCCACGAACTGCGAGTCCATGAACTTCGTAATCGACGACGCCAGCGAGTCACGAACGATGGTTTCCACGGCTGGCGAGCTTGCGCGAACAAGCTCTTCGGTCAGTGGAATGATGCCCGCGATCTTGGCGAAGTCGAGCGTGACGGTCGTGAAGGCAAGCGAGGTGAGCGGCTTCGGCGCACCCTCACCGACCCAATTGACCGTTGCACCTTGCGTCTGCACCGGCACCCTCACTTTGAACGGCACCCGTGTGAACCCCTGGATCCGACCGATGATGGTCATCGGATAAAGGAATTCAGCAAAGTTCTGCGCCATCACCTGATACTGAACGAGAGGACCGGCCCACACCGAGTCCGTCGTGGTGCCAAACTGAACCGCAGCTTTCAAGATGTCGGCAACTTCCGGCGTTTCCGCCATCCATTGCTCACGCGAGCGGAACAGATCGTAAGCATTGCCCATGCCCGCGGCCTGCGCCATCTTCGCCATCGTGTAGCGCACCAGCGGACGCCACTTTTCCACCTCGCGCGACCGCACGATGATCGGCGATAGCCCGGTGCCGTTGCGGCTTTGCGCTGCGGCCTCGGACGTCGTGCCAACGACCGGCAGCGCCTTGCTGACGTGGATCCGTTCCATGTCCTGCAAGCGGCCGATATGCTTGTCGAGTTCGTCGACCTTGGCCTTGTGCTCGGTGAACTTCGCATCCTGTTCGGCGTCGAGCGTTTCGCCCTTCTCGTCGGCAGCGTCCATGATCGCTTGCATCTGTCCATGCGCCGCGGCGCGCGTGGCTTCGGCCTCGCGCAACCTTTCCTGATTGGTCTTAGGCATCTTCTTTGACTCCTGAATTTTAATGGGGGGATTTGTCTTCGGTAGCCCTGCAGCACTGCCGTTCTGCTGCTTGTCAGCCCTGTCCGCCTGATCGATTGAGCGGACCATCGAAATCGTTGCGTCCTGATTGGCGGGGATTGTCACGAGCGAAAGCTCGAGCCATTCCCACGACTTGATGCGCATTCCGTAATTCTTGCTTTCCTTGATCGGCTCGACGTCGAGCGCCCGAAACCCAATCGAGACGGCACGCACCAGCCGCGCCTTCACCGCCTGCCAAGCCTTGTCGACGGAGTTTTTGAGTTCGCCAGGTTCATCGATCTTGGCGAAGCGTGCGCGGAACGGGATCCCTGTCTCGGTGGCTTGCGCAAATTCAACGTGGCCGACCGGCTCGCCGCTCCTGTGCTGCCACAGCAACGGCATCGGGAGATCGAACTTCGCCCCCATGGATTCGACGATGTCATCCATCCGATCCGTCGAGGGTGTCGAGGCGATGCCTTCGATCACGCGCTCTTCGTCGTTGATTGCTTTGACGTCGAGCAGCGAATAGGCGCGATTCATCGTGGCCATCATGGCCTCCTGAACTAAGGAATGAGAGAGTTACGCCGCGCGCTTGGTGCCCGGCCCGGAGTAGCGGCGCGGACCGGCATCAGCACCATCAACCGGCGGACGCGGTGTAGCTGCTTGGCCGGGCGGTCGTGGGCGAGAGATATTGTAGGCAACCAGCGTCGCGTTGGCGCTCATGCCACCGGCACCGATGAACAGGGCGGCAACCCTTTGATTGGTGCGAGCGTAGACCGAGAGTGAACTCGTGCCATTAAAGTTGGCCGCAAGTGCGTGCTGCTGTCGGATGCTGACCGCCAGCGATCCCACGCCAGCAAAGATTGCATCGAGCAGCCGCAGCTTGAGTGCGTCGGCCTGCAACGATCCGACACCCGCGAACGTCGCAGCAATAGTCCGGCTTAGACCGACCGTGACGGTGAGCGAACCCGTGCCCGCAAAGCTTGCGGCAATCGTCGTGCGTAGCGCGGCATATGCCGACAGCCCACCTGCACCCTGGAACGTTGCCGAACCGCTTTGTGTCCCGGCTTGGATCGAGTCGGCGACCATGCCGCCCGCGCCAGCAAACGTGGCCGCGATTGACGTGCGCAGTGCCGCGTAGGCAGTGAGTGCACCAGCGCCGGTAAACGTCGCCGCGATTGCTTGCGGCACTTTGCCGGTACTGACACTAAGGCCACCAGCACCAGCAAAGATGGCCGATGCAGCGACCATCTGACTGGCGCTGGCAGTGAGTGCGCCAGCACCGGCAAAGGTTGCAGCGCCATCTTTAGCGAGAGCGCCGCTAATTCGTGTGGCATCGACACTGAGAGAACCAGCACCGGCAAACGTGGCCGCAGCCGTCTTCGAATTCGCCGTATCAACACTGAGCGAGCCAACACCAGCGAAGCTCGCCGCAGTAACTTTCTGGTGCGACGTGTCGGCAGATAGCGAACCAACGCCGCCAAACGTGGCCGCAACCAACATCCGCGCCGACACCGCGGCAGACATTGTGCCGGTGCCGTTGAACGTCGCCGAGCCGGACGCCAGACCGGCCTTCGACGCATCCGCGACGAGACCGCCGGTGCCGTTGAACGTCGCCGCAGCGAGCAACTGCGAATTGACGTAGACGCTGAAAGTGCCCGCGCCCGCAAAACTTGCGCTGATCGGCGAGCGCATCGCAGCGTAAGCACTGAGCGAGCTTGTGCCGCTGAACGTTGCTGCGGCGGTCTTGGATTTCGAGCTATCAACCGACAGCCCGCCAGCGCCGCTAAACGTTGCAGCGATGGCTAAGTTCTGGTTGGCCGCAACAGTGAGCGAGCCGGTGCCCGCGAGCGTCGCCGCTGCCGCCATGCCCTGCGTGGCGAGCGCCGACAGTGCGCCAGTGCCCGCAAACGTGGCCGCACCGGAAGCTTGCCCGGCCTTGATCGTGTCTGCGGTTAGATTGCCAACGCCGCCGAAGGTAGCGGCGATCTGCATCTGCAGCGCGCCGTAAGCCGTGAGCGAGCCGACACCGCTGAACGTTGCAGCCGCAAACTTGTAAACGCCCGCAACAACACTGAGCGAACCAGCGCCGCCGAATACTGAGCGAGCATCAACCCCGAGATTTGCGGCGACGCTGAATGAACCTGCGCCAGCGAACGTAGCCGACGCAAACTTATAGACTGCCGCATTAACAGAGAGCGAGCCGCTACCGGCGAACGTTGCGGCACCATCTTGCGCAACGCCGCTAGGCGAAATAACCGACGCATTAACGCTGAGAGAACCAACGCCGCCAAAACTCGCGTAACCAGCCGCAACGAGATCAGGTTCATTCGGTGGCCAAGTAAGCCCACCAGAACCAGCGAACGTTGCGGCAATGAACTTGTAGTTGACCGCGTTGACACTGAGCGAGCCGACGCCGCCAAAGTTGGCGTAAGCCGCTGCAAACAAGTCCGGCTCATTCGGCGGCCATGTAAGTCCGCCAGCACCAGCAAAGGTCGCACGCCCATCGTGAGCAACGCTCTGCTTGACGACTTGAGCATCGACCGAGAGTGAACCAGCGCCGCCGAACGTGGCGCGAGCAACGAGATTAGAGTTGACAAACGCGCTGAGAGAACCCGCACCGGCAAGCGTGGAGCGTGCGGCAAATCTCTGTGTCGTTCCCGCCGAGAGCGAACCAACGCCGTCTAACCGAGCAGAACCTTGCGGCCCAAGGACTGCATACCAAAAGACGTTGATCTTGCCTGCGCCGCCAAGACCAACAGCACCACTACTGCTACCACCACCACCGCCGCCGCCGCCGGGCACTTGGCCAACGCCGCCAGCACCGCCAGCACCCGCACCGCCAACACCACCATTGCCGCCACCCGTCGGCGCGACGCCACCAGCGCCACCCGCAGCACCAACACCGACGCCACCGGCATTACCCGCCGCTGCCGTACCGGCAGATGATCCGCCGCCGCTACCTCCGCGACTGCCGCCACCACCCTGTGCGGCAGTAATCCCGCCACCACTGTATCTAAGCAAACCGCGAGCATTAGCGTTGCTAGCACTAGCAATGGTCAGATCGTTTCCGCCTACAGCGGACGGATTTGGCGAAACACCGCTGGCAAACCAAGTCGTGCCGCCATCGTTAGACCCAACGTTAGGCGTACCGATTGAAACGGTGATGGCCGATAGTGAAGTCGTCGTGTAGTGCGTGCCGCAGTAAATAGCGCCACCGGCACCCGCCTTCGCTCCTGTGGCAGCGGTGGGTTGTCCGCCACCTCCCCACAGATCGAGATCGTGGACGCCGACAACTGACGGCGTGAAGCTAGTAGTACCTGTGTTGATAACTTGCGAACTTTGCGACGCATTGTCTACAACAACAAGACGCAGGCTTCCGCCTACATCAGAGCCGATAACAATCCGGTCGGAGCTAACGGTAGGCGCGGTGTTGGTTCGCACTTTTTGACCCGTTATTAAATAACGAGTCCAACCGTCTGAACCATTGCTTAGGTTTGTAGCAAAGCCGCCGGTGTCAGTAACAGCAAGCGAGGTTGTAGCAGAAATCGAAGCGAGATTGAAGTTTCCAAGAAGGGGTATAACGCCGTTGGCAAGGTCTGTACCACTGACAAAGTCAGAAGTGGTAACAGTGCCGCCCCAATCGTAGGCATAGACTTCGTCAATGCCGGTCTGCGCAGGAGACGAAACATAGAATGTTGCAGAAGAAACAGTGCCGAGCGTTCGCGTATCGAATTGGGGTAAACCTTGCGTGACTATATAGGCGGAAGTTGAAAACGCCGCCCCTGCAAACATGCTGGTTTGGGCTTGGATCGGAAGCGCGGTTCCAACACCGTCCCGCGCATCAGACCAACTCGATGTTTGTTGGGTATTGGTATAACCCCAATTACCCGAGCCGTTGTAAAAGGTTCTGGTTGCCATGCTATGCCTCTACCGGCCAAATCTCGCCAGCGTGGCGCAGCAATTCCAAAGCCTGCGGCCGGAAGTTCTCCCACGGTCCCGAGCCAGTGCATGGTGCATCAGTGATGATCAACGGCCACAACGGGAAGCCGCGTTCATCGAAGCGGGCGCAGCGTTTGCCTTTGCGAAAGAACTCGCCCTCGACAACAAGATCACCGTTGTAATCAGTGCGCACGCCGGGCAACTCATTGCCTTGTAATGCCTTACGCGACGGTCCAAGTTGCAGCAACAGATCGTCGCCAAGTTCAATCACGGTGCCAGCCAGCGGTTCGAGCGCAGCAGCAAGACAGAACGACTTGACGAAATAACTCTGCTTGAGTTTGGCGTCATCGTTCAAGTAGTTCGAACCTCGGATCAGTTGCAGGCGTCTTTCCACCGTATCGATGCCAGCCGAAATGGCATCGATATGGTCTTGCACGCCTTCAAATATTGGATTGTAGGTCAATCAGGTCAGCGTGATGATCAGCGATCCTGCGGCAACAACCAGCGTGTCGCCCGGCAGCACCGTGCGCGCGGTGAGCAGTGAGCCGTACCACAGCATGTTGCCCGCAGTGAACGCCGTCGTGTCGTAGACCACCAAGCCCTGGATCGCGGCCGACGACGAGAACGGTCCAAACGTCATCGCCGCGGTGTTCGAGGCACTGCCTGCAGGCGAAGCGGCTGCACCAAACAATGCGGTCTGCCGCAGATAGCCCGAGTTCGGTAGCACCTCCGAGCCGCTGACCGACGTGGGGTTGCCCAGCGACAGGGCCGCAAGGCGCGACGTGGGTTGCGTAGGCGTTGCACCACCGAGAACCCAATCAAGCATTGCCTTTTCCAAATATGCCGCGATGTTAGCCATTTCCCAACTCCTTTGATTGGACGACCTTGTCCATGATTTCAGGCCACCTCTTCGTCAGTCCCGCCCAACTCGGACGTTGGGTTATGTAGTCGGATCGCGCCATCATCTGCACGCGCTCCAACAAACGCTCGTCATCGCCGCAGCCGTAGTCGAAATTGAATGCTGCGTGAAAACCAAAATGCCGCGCGGACGGATCGGGTCGCACGCACTCGAACGCGAAGTCGTAGGCAAGTGCTTCCGGTGCCCACTCGAACCCGGCGTGTTGCAACGCGGGCCGGTACTTGCGGCAGAACAGATCGTCGTCGAAATCGTTGACGACCGGAAACCGATCACGATGCTTGTGGACGTAGCGCAGCAATTTGGTCGACCGCAGGCTGAATCCGCCGTTGCCTACGTTCATGCCGTTTTGATACCACCAAGGGGCACCGATGTAGTCGAAGCGCAGAAATTCATCGCGCCACATTGACGGATCGACAACCCACGAGTCCCACTGAATGCCGAGCGAGTGCGACGTGTGAACCTGCAATGCGACGTCGGTCCAGAAGCAACGCGACCAGCCGATCTTTTCCGGCCAGTCGGGCACCGCAATCACGCGGCGGTCGGCGCGAATGAACTGCGATGGCCGATCAGTGAACACGACGACGTCGCCAAACCTGGCGCGACGCTCACAGTCCTCGAGGGCCAGTTGCGCTAGATCGTGCTCACGGGTTTCGATCAGCACCAACGTCACGTCGGGGAGTCTAAGCATTGGACTTAGAGTCCCTTTCTCTTTCTCGATTCCAACGCCGGACCGCCCAGCTAGTGCGAGCAAGTTCTAACGCCAGCTTAAGATGCAGCAGTAGTTTTTTCATTTATCCCGGTACTCTAACCATTGGTTGTACGAGGTGAACGACGTTGCGGGATCGATCCCACTTTTCGGCGACCGTCTGAACCAGCGTTTCAACCGAGATATCGCTGATGCAAGCAGCCCCGTTGTTTTGCTTGTTGGGGATGCAAGTGCTGATGTCGTCGTGCAGCCGGTGACAGGGCCAGCACGGGACGCGGTGACGGTCGGCGTGCAGTGTGGTTGTGTTGATCCAGTGTTTTGTGATGTTTTCCTGCGACGCATGACTCACCATCACGATCTTGGGCATCTGTTCGAACGCCACCGCCCACGCGGTGCCGGTGTCTGGCGTCACGACGAGATCGGCGCACAGTGCAAATGATAGCGACGTGCGCAGCGGCCAGCATCTTTCGCCGCCGCCTTCCGGCACCGCGAGGTGCAAACCGTCGCGGGTGCCGTTGTCGATAGCGACGGCGTCCCTGATGGTCGTTGCCATCAGGTGCTCTTTCTCGGACGGGCCACCCATCAGCACGACCGGCGCTTTCACCTCGCGAATGATCCTGGCGACCGCGGACGTGGCGTAGGGGTAAACCTTGTCTATGCGAGTGCCCGAGAGCACCCACAACACAAACCGTTCGCCGATTTTGGCTTTGACCCGCAGCGCGAAGTCGCGCTCTTCCTCGCTGGCGTAGAACAGCGGCCCGAACTCGTAGGGTGCGCCCGCGATGTCGTGCACAGTTTCGAGGTACGAACCAGCGGCAACCTTGCGCCGCAATTCCGGTGGCCACCAGAACGATGTCATCGTCTTGAAAAAAGCGTGCCGCCCTTCGCACGAATGCGAGGCGTGGACGAACACGTCGTATTCCTGCGCGCGCGATTCAAACCATTTCTGCCACGCAGGCAGATCGTTCTGCGGTAGATCGCGCTCGGTCTTTTTAACACTAAGCTTGTCGACGTGCGGGTTGTGGAAATACAGAACGTGATTCGGTTCACCCGTGATCACCTCGGTCATGTAGCCTTGGCGCTTGAGCGCCGCGAGCGGCGAACCCGCGATCAGATTATCGCCGACGCCACCGAACCGTGCGACCGCCGCCCAACGGTTCAAAAGCCACCCGCGCCTTCGCCGAGCAGCACGCTTTCGCCGAAGTGCATTTGCGGCTCGATTGGCTTGCCTTCAAGATAATCCATGGCGCGCTTGTGCCGTGCGACCGCTTCGGCAAGCACAGCATTTTGCTCGCGGCGGATCTTGAGAAGCTCGTTGCGATCCGAAATCCCGTTCGCCTGTCGATTGAACCCGACGATGGCCACCTCTAGCTCGCGCGCGATCTCGTCGAACAGTGTCAAATAGCGTTTGTCTTCCATCGCTCGTCGACCTTTTGTTGTGTGCTGAACATCACGTTGATGTGGTGTCCGCCGTCCAGTTTGATGTTGAGATGCGGTTCGACCTTCGACGGCGGCAGATAGCCGCCAGCGCCGTCGCCGAGATTGATCAGAAACATGTCGTAGCCGAGCGCGGCCATATATTCGCGAATGACTCGATCCGTTTGGCCGGTGCTGTTCATCAAATGAAAGTTCAGTTCGAGCACCACGCAATCAACGCCGCGGGCGAGCATGTTGTGTGCTCCGCACAGCACCTCGGCCTCGGTGCCCTCGCAGTCGATCTTGATCACTCGCGGGTGATCGTGGAGCAGCAACGTGTCGAGCGAGCGCCCCTCGACCTTTTCCGATCCAATGGATTCCATGTAGCGATGCAACGAACTGTAACCGATGTCTTTCACCGAAAACAATTCAAGCTCGGGCACATCGCATTTCCACAGCGCAAACTTGAACAGCGCAACGTTGTTCAGCCGATTGGAAACATGCACATGGTGAGCGAGGTACTGGAAGCTTTCAAGCTGCGGCTCGAACGCGAAAACGAGGCCATCTTCGCCGACGAGTTTGCTCAAAAAGCACGTATGAAACCCGATGCACGCACCGGCATCAACGACGCAGTCGCCAGGTTCGACGAACCGCTCGAACACGTTCAGGATTTCGGGTTCGTAGCCCTGCAGTTGTTCGATCAAGGCCGCATTTGGCACCGCTTCGGCCACGGCATACGGATGCTTATCAAATCGCAGCGCGATCTTTTTTGATCCCCATTCGACGTCAGGGAGCATGATCATCCCGGCGGCTTGAACTGCGCGGGTTCATTTGCCTTGCTGATGTCCACGACTTGCTGCGGCTGGATCGGCGTATCCTTGCACTCGTCACACAGCAGCACGTGCCCAACTTCGTGCAACTGCGCGGCCGTCTTTCCGCATTTATGGCACAGCAATTCGACTGTCATCATCCCACCAGATAGGCTTGAAACGACGGCACGGCCGCGCGTTCCTCGCGCACCGTCGCGGCACCAACCGCCATCGCCAGCGCGATCAGCGCATCGATCCGGTTCGTCGCCCGCCGCTTCGAAAACCAGAAATTGCCGAACGGATCATTTTCGGTCGCGGCCGACATCATCGCGGAGATCAACACCGGATTGGTTCGGATGCGAATCCGCTTTTCCAACATCAGGTTTTCCAGCGTGAGCTTCGAACCTGGCATCCACAGCCCGCTTTTACCCTTGCGCTTGCCGCCCTGCGGATGTTCGACCAGGGGCAGTGCAAGTCCGAGTGCGTCAAGCTCAGGTTCGAAGTGCTTCCCGAAACCATAGCTATCAAACGCCACCGACTGAATTGCAAACGAAACCGACGCCTCCGCGAGCTTGGCCGCAGCGTAATCAAATCCAATGACCTTACCCGGCGTAGCAAAGAGATGCCCCTGCTCGATCCAGACATCGTAAGGCGCTTTGTCTCGCAGCACCCGCTCACTCACCGTTGCGGTCGGCGTCCATGCCTCGATCCATGCATCGAACAGCGGTTGACCCTGCGCATTCACGCCAGTCTGAACCACATAGCCGACCGCGGTGAGATCGCGCGTTGCCGACAGATCGATGCCAACATAGACCGGCTCGCCAGTATGAATCAGCGGATCGAAATCGTGCATGACCGCCTCGAGCGTCTCGCGGCTCATCCACGCTTCATGCGCGTCGGTCCATTGGCAGAAATGCAGTCGGCGGATGTTGTTGAGCTTGCCGGGCAGTTGCTTGGCTTGCTTCGCCACGCTGCGGAGATATTCCTCGCTGATCGTGACGCCGAGCAGCGGATTGGCCTTGATCCAACACGTCGGATCGTTCAGCGGATCGTCGTCCGGGTCGAGCGCACACACAAAGCTAAACGTGTCGTCGTCGAGCACCTCGCCCGCCGCTACCTTGACCGCGTGCGTATGCTCTTCCCAACACACCGAATTGCGGTCAGTCCCGCTGTTCGTGATCATGATCAGAAGGGGCTGTCGGCGGAATTTGAATCCGCGTTCGAGCATCTCGACAACCCGACCGTTTTGCAGTTCGTGAATTTCGTCGCACAGCGCGCAACTCGGCCGCGGCCCGGAATGGCCCTCGTCCGACGAGATCGGACGGAAAAAGGATCCGGTCGACAGATCGGCCAGGTTCCAGATCGGATTGCCGCCGCTCGGAGTCAGTCGCTCGCGCAGTGCCTCGGATTGCTGCCACATGGCGATGGCGTCCCGGAACATCACCATGGCCTGCGACTTCATCGATGCGGCCGCATACACCTCGGCCCGCGGCTCCCGGTCGGCCATCAGGCAAAACATGCCGATCCCAGCCGCCAGCGGCGACTTGCCGTTGCCCTTGCCTTGCTCGATGTACGCCCGCCGAAACCGGCGCGTGCCGTCCGCCCGCAGCCATCCGAAAATGCTGCCGATGATGAATGCCTGCGACGGATGCAGGTGGAACTTCTCGCCCTCAAACTGCCCGCCCGCCAACCGGAGCACCTCGGGAAAGAACTCGAGCGCCAGCCGGTACGATGCCTTGTCCCAGATCAACCCGCGCGCCGGTCCGTCCTGCCGATCCCGAAGATGACGCGCACACGCCGCCCGAACGTGCGGCCCCGCAATCACCCTGCCATCAATGACATCATTCGCCCACGCCGTGACCGGATCCAGCGGATCAGGCGACCCGGAAGAACTTGTCGGCGACCGTCTCGGCCTTCTGCCCACGTTTCACCATGCCCATCTTCGCCCGCGCGGCGGGATCAAGCCCAAGCTCGCTGCCCAACACGCGCCATAAGGTCCACGTCTGCGGTTGCCACTTCCGCCACTCCGTCTCGAAATCCGCCTGTAACCGGCACCACGCACCCATCTTGGCGCTGTCGGGCTCTCTCAACCAATGGCACATCCGGCACAGATCGGCCCATAACTGAACCTGCCGACCCTCCAACCACACCGGCATTACGGGCGGACCCTCGGCTATCGGCTCACCAACCGGCATCGCTTGCCGACCACGGTTCCCGGTCGCGATCTTGACCAATGTAGGTAACGGCTTACGTCCCGGCATGACCTAATCCTGCCTTATTGTTGCCACAATCCTGACACAATGATGAATGGACCTAATTAAAAGTCGATTCAGTTTTTTTCGG